CTCTTGCAAGCAGAGCAAAGCAGCTTTGCCAAGTCAACTGCTTTGCTGTTCTTCTTTTTTTGAGTCATCAGTTCCTTTTCTTTGACTCAATTCTTCTGCAATATCCAAGAACTGAGAATATGTGAATGGCAAATTTTCAACCTGCTCTTTTGTAATTTCTGGATGATTGTGTTTCAACATCAACCATGCTTGCAAGATTGAAGCTTTCACACCTGCAGTATATTCAATCAGCTCAGGGATTATTTCAGACCTCTTTGCAGTCTGAATCTTTTCTGCAAGCTGCTTGAACTGTTCACTTTCAACTGGCAGTGCTGCAAGTCTCTTTTTCATGTCTGCATAATATTCATCTTCTGCAAACTCATGCAGAACAGACCAGTCTTTGATGTTCATTTGCTGGAAAGTGTAAACTTCACCATCAATCTCAACTTGCTTGGTCTTGGTCACCATTTTTGTCAAATCACTCATCATCCACCATCCTTCTCAACAGATAAAGTGTCAATGGAACTTCAGTTTTTAAGGTGTTGCAAAAACTCTTGTCACTGCACCAACACTCTCAAAACTGACTGTGAACCTCACTTTGTTCTCTTGAGGAACAGTGATGTTGACATTGGTGATGAGAGCATCAAATTCAAGATACTGCAAAGGCAGTGTTGTATCTTGAATTTCAAGCTTGAGAGTGACAATCTCACCTTCATTCAATGCAGGTGGGTCTGCAGAGATGTCTTGTGCAGTGTCCCAGTTGCCTTCAAAAGTTCCAGTGCATTCTTTGTTTCCTGCAATTCTGTCTTTCCACCCGTCACTGTCAAAGTCAGTGGTCTCAATAGAATCTGCAGACAGGTCTGCACTCCAATTGTCAATGCCAAGAACAGGTGCAGCACCTGAACTCACTTGACCTTCAACACCAGTGATGTGCATCACAAACCCCTTTCAACAAAAACCAAACCTATATTTCTTGAACACTCAACAAATATTCTGCATAGTACATCCAAGCATCTTCAGGGTCTTTCAACCTTCTGCTTGAGACCCTTCTGCACCTGATTGTATAATAATCAGCAACCACAATCTTTGCATTGTCAAACCTTGCAAACAGAGCATCAGCAATTGCATTGACCTCATTGACACTCTGGTTCTTTGAGAAAATTGAGAGCTGCAAAGAAGCATCTTCAATTCTTGATGTGAAAGTCTCTGCATGAGGAATGAGAATCCAGTTCCAAACAAGATATGGAAATTCAGTGTTTTGTGGTGCTGAATCTGCAAACCATTTGTCAGAGAGCAGACCTTTCAAGGTTGCATCTCCATCAATCCAGTCATAAATTGCTTTATCAAGTTGGTCTTGCATCAGATTAAATTCCTCAACATTCTCACAACTTTTGGAACAGTATTTTTGAAAGCAGGTCTCAAGAATGGATATGCCTTGCCACCAGTTCTGCTTGTTCCAACTTCAAGAAAATATCCATAATCAATGTTTGTTCCAATCAGTCTGGTCAGAGCTTCAGGTGATTCATAGTGGATTGAAGCTCTGAGTCTGCCTGTCTGCACTGCAGGTGCTTCACCTGCTGCAGCACTTCTGGTCTTGAACTGCTTTCCTTTATATACTTTGCCAGACTTTGGCTCTCTCATGAGCTTCTTGATTTCATTGGTGACCATGATTGCACCTTTGGTCAAGACAGTTGCAGTTCTCATGATGGTCTTCACATCAACCTGCTTTCCAAACCATTTCAAGCTGCCTGCCATGTCAAACCTTCTGCTCAAAAAGTGCCAATGTCCAATGATGGTTGTCAAAGTTCCACTTGTCAACATGAGTGATGTCAAAAATCCTGTCTTCAAAACCATCATTGAAAACAAGTCTGTGATTTTTTTCAGTGATGTTCAGCTCTTGAGGTTCTATGTTGCACTTGAAGTTGGCATTGACCTCAAGCTTTTGAAGATTGTCAACTTCTCTGCCATTGAGTGCTCTGATTCTGCATCTCAGGTTTGTGATATAATCAGACCAGACTTCAGTTGTTCCACCTTTCCCATCAGGTGTTCTGGCAACCTGTTCAATTTTGCAATACTGATTCAGCATATCAAAAAAGCTCATGCCACAAATCCATTCTTGAACCTTGCAAGCTGTGTTGCATATCGCTCAACAATCCACCTGTCAACATTGGTCTGGTCAAATCGAGTGTAAGAATAATCACCTTTTGTCTCTGACTTCATGGCAGTGTCTGACCTTGCTTCTCTCACACCAGCAGCAACAATTGCTGTTGCCAGACCAACTAAATCTTCAGGCATTGCATCAAGGTCTGCATATCCTGCAGACCATTCTGCAAAGACCCTGCCATCAGGAAACCTGCTGCAAGCAAGTTCCACTCTGCCTGTTTCTTCATTGAGTGTAAAATCATAGAGAGTTGTGTCATAATCAGGAATAAAAAGCTCTGCATAATCAGGTGACCTTGCTGGTTGAGCACCTGAATCAATGAGGTCTTTGCCAAGATGTGTTTCATATCCTGAAGTGATGTCAACCTGCCAATCTCTGCCTGCAAGACCTTCAATCTGAGTCTTCAGAGTTGCAAGAGTCTTGTTGTCAATTGAGAGTTCATCATCTTCTTCAACAGAACCCCATTGAAAGAGCCTGATGAAGTTTCCAATCTTCTGAACTGAAGCAGCAGAGCAACCATCTCTTGTGGTCTTGACCTTGACAATTTCATCCAGACAGCTCACAATTCTCTTGAGCTTTGTGACAGGATATTGACCAAGATATAATATCTTGCCTTCAACAGTCTCAATGAAATCTCTGTAATCTGTGAGACAGAAGTTCCTGCCAGTGAATCTTGCAATGGCAGCAGAGAACATTGGAATGAGCAAGTCAATCAAAGCATCCTTGCTCACATCTGCAGGCAGGATGCCAAGATATTCTTTCACTGTGTCTCTGTCAGTCAAGTCACAAGCCACTGCTCACCACCTTTCTCAACTTTCCCACAACTTATATATTGCCAAAGCCGTGTCTGTCAGTTCTTCAAAACTTCTGTGAAAGTCATATGTGAGATGAATGACTGAGATGTTCCACCTGTCAAGAGCACCACCACTTGCCTCTGTCAGTCTCAGAGCAATCTTTGGTTTGCCATCAGGCATGTTCTCTGCTTTGTATTCAACAATATACAAACCAGTGACTGTGATATTCTCTTGAGTAAAAATGACTTCTTCAGCATCTTCTGCTGCTGTATCTGCAAGAATCTCAAGCTTTGCAGAAGGTGTTGAGTCTCTTTCAAGAAGAATCAGAAAAGCACCTTTGTCATATTCTCTTGTGTCTCTCTTTGCAGTTTCACTCACACCAAGAGCACCAATGCTGACATTGTTCTTGTCAGGATATACTCTCATGTTGTCTGCAATGTTCTTCATTTCTTCTTGCCTTTCTTCTTTTCAGGCTCAGAATCCTCTGCAGCAGGCTCTGCAGGCTTTGCAGAGGTCACAGAGACTTCTCTGAACACCACTGCTCTTGGATTCTTTTTCTGAAAGTCTTTCAGCTCAGATTTCTTCAACCTGAGCATTTGACCTTTGAGTTTCACAATCACTTCATCTGCCAAGAGTCACCACCTTTCATTCTGACCATGCATTGAAGATTTGTATTGCACCTGCAAGGTCTTCTTGGTTTCTGTGATAATCATATGTTATGTGGAAACAGGTCACATCGATTGAAGCACCACCAATTGCTTGACCAATGAGCAGACCAATCAATGGCTTGCCTTCTGGCAAGTTTTCAGCTTTATATTCCAGAATATACAACCCTTCATCTGGATTGAAAAGCTGGATGCTCTCTCTGATTGGCTCTGGTGAGCTGCCAGTTTCCACATCAGCATATAAGGTCATGTCAACAAGAGGAACATTGACCTTGCCTGAGAGCTGCACAAAGAAAGCACCTTTGTCAAAGTTTCTGGTGTTCTGCTTTGGCAGGTCAATTGAATCTGCATCCAGAGAAACTTTGATGCAGGCAAAAGAAGCTTTCAGGTTGTCTGCAACATTCTTCATGAAGTCTGACCTTTCTCAAGCAATTATTTCTTGCTTGATTTTTTCTTGCTTGCCTTCTTGGTCTTGGTCTCTTTTTTCTTTTCGGGTGCAGAGACCATCTTGTTGGCATATCTGCTGATGTCTTTGTCTTTCAAGGTTTCCTCAAGAGACTCACCATCAACATAATATATTTCATTTGTCTTCTTGTTGAAGACTCTCATCTTTCTTGGCATTGTTTCACCTTTCTCAACTTCAATTTTGGTGTGGAGTGGCACTGACCTTCAGCACCACTCCATTCAAACCAAATCACATGCAAAGCCTTTCAAGGTGCTTTTAGCTTTCCCATGTCTGGAAAAGCAAATCTGCACCAAGCTTGTTGGCATATTTCCGATGAGGATTGTGATGAGCTGCAACAATAGTGACATCCATTGTTGCACCTTCACCATTCAGCTCTGACACTTCAAGTCTTGCAAAAGGCTTGCCATCAGGCAGGTCTTCTGTTCTGAATTCGACAAGTGCCTTGACATCTTCATCGAATGTGGTAATGAGATCATCCGTATAAGTTGCAACAATTTCTCTGCCAGTTCCCACTGCATCCTCTGCTGCAGCAAGCACCAATCTGCCAGAAGGTGTTGGCAATCCAGACGGATTGTAAAGAGTGGCAAGAAAAGCACCCATGTCATATTCTGTCATGTCATAATATGACCCATTGAGTGTTGTTCCACCAAGTTCAGTGGTTTCACCTGCCACATCAACAAGCATGTTGTCTGCAATGTTATGCATTCAAGCATCCTTTCTGTTTCAAATTTCAATGAACTTCCAAGAGCCTTCAAAGGCTCAACAACTGCATGGAATTATTCCCATGCTTTGACAATTGTTTCTTTTCCTGTCAAGTTGACAAAGCTGCGATGTGGGTCATATGCAAAAGTGCAACAAGCCACATTCATTGAAGTGTCTGCTTCATTGTCATATATTTCAATGGCAAAGTGAGTCTTTCCAGCAGGCAGATTCTCTGCTTTTGCTTCAATGATAATTGTGTTTGGTTCTTGTGGGTCAGCAGATGTCACAGTCACTTCTGGTGATTCTTTCACTGTGACTTGACCAACACCAAGACCTTCTGTTGCAACCAGCAGAACCTGAGCAACAGCAACACCAAGAGCCTGAACCAAGTCAACAGCAAAGCAAACTTTGTCAAACTCTCTCATGTCAACTTCAGGAATTGCCAGACCAGCACCTTCAGCAACCAGTGTTGGCACATCTGGTCTTATAAATGCATTGTCTGCAACATTCTTCATCATTTGTCACCTTCTTTCTCACCTTTTCAATGATTGTTGGCAGCTCTGAAGCATTGCAGCAACAGAGCTGCCAAATCATTCAATCATTAGACAGGTGGTGCTTCATCAAGTGTGACAAATGGTGAGAGCCTGAAGTTTGCACTGGCATTCTTCGGCTTGAGTGATTCTTTCCACCATCCCTTGCCATCATATCTGAGAGTGAACCTGAAAGCAGTCTCATCATAGTCAAATCTGAGATGAATGCTCATGTCAGTCTTGACATTGAATCCTGCTTTGCCACCAAGCAGATACATTGAAGGGTCAACCACTGAGATGTCACCTTTCAGCTCTTTGGCAGGTGCTTTCTCAGTGAAGAAGCAAGGTCTGCCCATTAGCATGTCATATGGCTTGCCACTGAGACCATTGGCAGGCATCCACATTGGTGAGTCACCAATGGTGGTCTGAGCCAGTTCACTGAAGTTCTCATGATTGACAATCCAGATGGCTCTGCCCTTGCAGGCAGGATGCAGAGACTGCCAGAGGTTGAGAACATCAGCAGCATCAATGCCAGCACCAGTTCTGTTGACAGTCACAAGAGCAGGTGAGTTCAGGAATCCTTCAGGTTTGCCAGCACCATCACCAGTGATGCAGTCATCATCAACCACAAAAGCGATTGCCTGAGAGAAGACACTGTTCAGGATTGCTTCAACTGAAATGGCAGAGTCTTCAAGCAGGTTGTTGGTGACGTAAACCAGACCAGCAACTTCATGAAGGTTCAGTTCCACATTGCCAAATCTTGGCTTGCTCTTGGTCTTCTGGTCTCTCTCTGCAACTCTGATGATGTTCACTCCACCATAAAAGTCAACAGCGTCACCAGAGTGGTCATCATCGAACATGGCAGGAATTTCAATCTTGCTGGTTGCCATCGGGATGAACTGTGCTCTGGGATAAAAGAAAGCAGTCTCAAGAGCAGTCTGCAGCAAGTTGGCTCTGTACTGAGTCGGAACAAGAAAACCACCTTGACTGTCTTCACCTTCCATCATGACATCTTTGAAAAGCTCATCTGCCTGCTTTCTGATTGTGGCATTCTTCTCATTGATTTTGGCAAGATACTTCTGCAGCTTTTCTGACCTGCCACCTTTGCTGGTTCTGGCATCATGGACAAAGTGACCAAAAGACTTGTATCCACCAGTGGGGTCTTCTCTTTCGATGACCTCAACTCTTGGAAGTCTCTTGATGATTTCTTCTTGGCTCTGCTTGAACTCATCCGCAATGCTCTTGGCAACTGCTACTGCCATTGCTGCCATCTTTTTGTCTTCTTCAGACTTAGGCAGAGTTGCAGCAGACTTGTTGTCTTTCTGACCTTTGGAGTCAGAGTCTGCACTGTCATCTTTCTGGTCTTCTGTGATGACAGCTTTTCCTTCATTCATGAGTGTCTGACCAGAGACCTCATCAACAAGCAGTGTTGTTCCTGCAGAAAACTTCTGACCTTGAAGTTCTGCATCTTTCAAAAGTCTGATTCTCACAATCAAACCCCTTTCAAAAAAAACGAGTTCCACAAAAAACAAATTTCCAATCTATTTTGAAAAGCTCTGATTGCTCTGCACCACAAGGTGCTGCAATCTCTAAACTTTTCCCAAAGCTCTTTTCACAGCTCTGGTTGTTTCCTTTGCAAGCCTTTCTTCAGCAGTCTCAATCACCTGAACAAAGGTTGCTTCTTTTTCATCTTCTTGCTTCTCAGGTTCACAGAGAACACAAAAACTTCTTTCACCAGATGCAGCTTCAAAAGGCTTGCAAGTGTAATTGTGGTCAGAGACCCACTTTCTGGCTTGTTGAGCTGTGAACTTGTCTTTGCTGAACCTGATTGACTGCAGCTCAACAGTCTCTTTTCCATCAGTCTCTTTCACACCAAAGATTGCATGGATGCCTTTTCCAAATCTGTCATTCTGCCTTCTGAATCTTTTGTATTGGTCTGGATTGGTCTGCCTGCAAGCATGTTCATTTGGAAAAGGTTTCATGTTTGGAAACATTTCAACAAGAGCTGCTTCAGATTCATATTCAAAATCAACTCTCTCACATTTGATGTTCTCAGGTTTCTCAATGCCAAGTTCTTTGAGAGTTTCATCTGAAATCTCAAGCAGACCTTTGGCAACAGAAGTGGTGAGAGCATTGATGTTGGCAGGAACAGAAACTTTGGAGTGCTCAAGCAGTTTCCACTTGGTATATATTCTCTTGGTCTTTTCCTCATTGACCATGATGCCTGCTTTGGCAAGCTTGCTCACCAGAGCTTTCCATCCTTCTTCATTCTTGTTGACCCACTTCAGAGGAATGAAACCAACAGAAGAAGTCTTGAGATGACCTGCCTTGACAAGCTGCCATATTTCTTCAGCTCTGTCAGTCTCTGCATATATGGTCTTGGCAATTATTCCTCTGTCATCTGCTTTTATCCACTGGTCTGAACCGATTGGTGGCAGTCTGTAATCATGACCCCAAAGCACTTGTGGTGCTTTTCGGAATTCTTTCAGGTCACATCCAGACGGAAGCAGCATTTCACCATCTCTGTCAAGGTCATGTGTTGAAACATAGGTGATTTCAGCTCTCTCACCTTCTTTGAAGTCAGAGCCTTTGTCAATGGTCACATAATTCTTTCTGATGAAAGTCTCTGCCTTTTCCTGCTCACAGAGCTGCTGCAGATATTCAGGCAACTGCTCTTTTCTCAAAACCTCTGTCACAAACATCATGACATCCTTTCTTTCAATCTTCTCTGATTACAGCTCTCAGAGTGCATCTGCAATTTGGATGCAGTGGTGGTGAAAGCACTGGTTCATAATTGAAATTCAAAGTGCCAGCATCAGGCACTGTCATTGACTCACCTTCATTGAAGAATGCTGAACCAAGAGCAACTGTCTTTCCATCAATGTCAGTGCAAAAAGGACAGGCATCAGCTTGAGCATCCCAAATCACTGCTGTGACAACCTCTGACTGTTTCCAAGACTCAACCATTCCACGATGTGCAGCTCTGGTGCTTTCAGTTCTTGCAATCTGCTCTGCTTTCCAAGTCTTCATGTTGCCAAAGAAATCTCTGGTTCTCTTGGTGAGTTCAGGAATTGATTCACCTGCTTCAAAGCCAAGTTGCATCTGAGCTGCGAAGTCTCTTGAAACATTCCTCACAAGTCTTTCTGCAAATGAAAAAGTATATTCATCCAAGAAGGTGACAATCTCAGGATTGAGCACATTGAAGGAAATGCCAGAGCCAATCATGTTCATTCCTCTGACACCACCAGCAACAAGCTGCTCTCTGATTGGTCTTGCCATTTCAGCATTGACCATTGCTGCCCACTTCTCTTTTTCAAAGGTGAATTCATCCCACTCAACCAGACCTTCACCTTTCTCATTGATGCCATTTGGCACTGCAGCTTTCTGTTCCTCAAGAACCTGCAGCAAGTGCTTTTCCATTCTGGCAAAGATTCTTTTCATGATTGCTGCCATCTCAGGTACTCTTTTCCAGAACCAGACTTGCTTGGTTTCAACCTGCTGAACACTTCCATCTTTCATGTGGATGTGAACTTCTTGATTTGACTTGCCTTCTTGCTCAGGTTGCTGTTCAGGTCTCTCAGTTCCAACAGGCACTTTGTTGAAATCCATCCAAGCAACTTGACCCCATTCAACAGGCTCTTTTCCTTCTTGCTCTCTGACCTCATTGATGGTGATAACACCTTTATCAAGATAATCAGTGGTTTTGGTGTGAAGGAATATTTCATCTTCAGGAATGTTTTCATCAAAGGCAACAAAGAGCCTTTCATCATACAGAGAAATGAGGTCTTGGTTCAGTTTGTCCTGAACCATTGTCAACCTGCCTTTGATTGTGTCTCTTTGATATTGCAGCTCACCAACTTGAGCATTGGCAAGGTTGACATCCTCAGTGGTTGCCTTGCTCATTGGAACACCATATGCTGCAAAGATTTCTTCTCTTGTATATTTCCTGCCTTGCAGGTTCTGCATTTCTCTTGGTGAGAATCCAATCTTGTCAAGCTCAAGCTCACCAGTGATGACTGCAGGCATTCCACTTTTCCTGCCACCATAAAGCTGCATCCATTCTTCTCTGAGCTGCTTGATTTGTGGCTTTGAAAGGTTCTGCTTTGACTTGAGAATGAAATCAGGTCTGCCATTATTCTTGAGCAGAGCTGCATCATATAAATCATAATCCTCTTTTCTTTTCACTGCCATCCACATGGCTTGAATTGGTGAAAAGCCATAATAAACATCATGAGGATTTGGAAACTTAACATGAACAACTTCTTCAGGTCTCAAGGCAACTGCATCATGCTTGTTCCTGCCGTATATATAGCCTTTGATGAAACCTTCACCTTCTTTCTCAGGAACAATTGTCAACCACTGGCTCTGCAAGACCCACAAAGACTGAGGAATTCCAAGAGAGTCAAGCTGCACCCAAAGGAAACCATCACCAGTGAGTTCTGTGAAAAGCTGCCACTTGTTGATGAGTTCATATCCATCATCATACTGATTTGCCTGCTGCCAGAGTCTGTGAAAAGGATGGTCAACAACTTCTTCAACCATGACTGCCTTTGCCAGTTTGTTGGCAAGCTGCTTGTGCTGCTTGTGATTCTTGAGCCAGTTGAGCTTTTTCTTGCTGATTGGTCTTGTGTCAATTCCTTTCCTCAAGTTTGGATATGACTTTTCACCATGATTGGTTGTCACATACAATCTCAGAGGAACTGATGCCACTGCTTGAGCATTCTTTGAAGCACAAACAAAGACCCAATGTCGATAATGATTGACCAGTTCTGCATTCTTGAGCTGCTGTGATTCAGCATAAAAACCCATGTTCCTGAAGACAGGTTGAGCAATCACCTGCACTGGTGTTCTCAGAGCCTGCTTGATTCTGCTGATTAAACCCATGCATCTGACCTTTCATAAATTCTGTTCTCAAGCTCTTTCTCACTGAGCTGTTCATTTCCAGTGAGCTTTTTCTGAGTTCTCTCAACAAGAGCCTGAACATGAGCTTCAACTTTTTCCTTCATATGCATTGCAGCATATCTTGTCATGTCCATTGCATGGTCAAGACCCTTTGCAGGTTTCTCATTCTTGTCAAGGTGATAGGATTCAACCTCTGTCAACCAGTCATCAACACCTTCACCATCTTTCTCAATGGTCAAGAATGGTTTGCCTGTTTCATCCACTGACAACCTGTCTCTCACTGCCTGAGTTCCATCAAAGACTGCATTGTTTGCTTTGTAAACTGGCAGACCTTCTTTCTCACAATCAGCAATCAAGCCTGCTGCAGAAGGGTCAAAGACAAATTCTCTGTGAGGAATTTCCCACTCAGTGAGCTTCACATCTTTGGGTCTCAGGGTCATGATTTGAGCCATGCCATAATATTTGACAACCTTGACAAACTGACTTGGCAGCACTTTTCTTTTGTAGAACATTTTAATCAAGTGCATCCTGTTGTCAGAGTCAATTCCAAACAGACCACAAACAGCAGGGTCTGAATATCCTTCATCGATTGCAAGCAAGAACCACTGGAATTCTGAAAGGTCTCTGTGAACAAGATGTGTGTCTCTGTCAAAGTTGTCATATATAAGACCTTCAAAAGCAACCCACTTGCCAAGAACAAACCTGTCTCTGTATTGACCAGAGAACTTGGAAAGCATGTCAATATAATCTTGTGGCAGAAAGAAGTTGTCAGTGCTCTTGGATTTGAAAACAGCTCTGGTGTTATCCTTCTCTCTGTAAAACCTTTCAAAAAGGAAATGAGAAGGTGAGTCTGGATTGGTTGCCAAGCATATCTGCCTTTGTGGGTCTGCAGTGTTTCTCAACCTGCCAAGAAGCATGTGATATTCATCTTTATCCATCTCTCTTGCTTCATCAACACATGCAGTGCCAAGATTGAGTGATGCAATTCTCAGTGGGTCATCCAATCCTGAATAATAGATTTCACCACCTTCTCTGACTTTTATCACATGGTCTGACTTGTTGTGAATATATGAACCTTTTGGCAGCACTGGTGGCAGGTTGCCATCCTTCTCAAGCAGCACCTGCAGTGTTGTGGCTTTGAGACTGGTCAAGGTCTTTCTGAACAGACCAACTCTGTTGCCTTTGTGCAGAGCCTTCTGAACTGCTTTATAGCAAAGAATTCTGGTCTTGCCTGCACCAAAAGCACCATCATACATCACTTCTTTTGCATTGCAGAAAAGGAAACCATGTTGCTTTGGCAGCAGTTTCACAGTTTCCTCTTTTTCAGTCAGAATCAGATTCAATACATCTCCAATGGCTCTGAGACTTCAGGCAGCTTCTTGATGTGAGAATCAATCAGACCCTGAACCTCTTTGTTGAGCTTCACTGAATCAGTGTTGAGTTGACAGCAGACAGTGACTGCAATTGGAACATTATATTTTGCCACAATGCCATGAATGATTGCTTGTGCTTTGGTGCAGACTTCATGAATCTCATTCTTGGCAAGTGCCATTCTCACATTCAAATCACATGAGAGCTGATGGTTGACAGCAGTGTTGACAAGACTGATTGCTTCTCTTTCTGCCTGATTCATTCATCACCTGCTTTTGTCAATCCATTGAGTTTGCCATTTGCTTTGTTTTCTTCATGCTGCTTCTTGTTTGGTGGCTTTGCCACTTCAAACTTCAAGACAGTTCTGGTGGTGGCATCCACTTCATGGAGTTGCTTCACAGTTCCATCCACTCTGTCAAGCAGGTCATTGCAGAGTTGATACTTTCCTTCTTTCACTATGAATTCATACATCTTTTTTGCAACTGCTTGACTCCATGTCATCTTTTTATAACCTGCAACAGTGCAAGGTTTGCTTGCCATGAATCTCAAGAGGTCTGTGATTCTGTTGATGTCTGGAACTTGACCCACATGCTGCTCACCATTCTTTGGTCTGCCTGAAGGATTGCCAGACTGACCTTTTTTCCATCCAGCAGTATGACCTTCTTTGAATGTTCCATCTTCGTTTCTATTTGGGTCATATTTGGCAGGATTGTTCAGCTCATCGAATTCAGGATGCTCAGGCTCTGAAAATTTCTCAGGCTCTGAGTTTGTCTTGCTGCTGTCTTTTTCCTCTTGAGTCATGCATTCAATCCATTGTTCATGGTGAAGCTGATTCAAATCAAGTTCTCTAAAAGAATAGAGTGGAAAATTGTCAAGAGCAAAGAAAAAATTTCTGGCAGGTGAGCTGTCCATTGCATGTGTCTTTGAAGAAAGAGAATTGAAAGGAAAGCTTTTGCAAATGGTCTTGTCTAATCTAATCTTATTATATAGTCTCATCTTGATGCACAAGTGCCATGAGAATTTTTTGGGTCTTGGTCTTGGTCAGTAATTCTGAAAAACTCTCAGAAACCTCTGATTTGAGAATGTGGTCATATAACACCTAAACTATATACAGTTTGGCACTTACAGTGCTTTTTGAACCTTCTTGACCCATTAGAGAAACCTGAGAAAACTCTTGAAAACTAAACTCAGGTTAATTCTGAAAAACTCTGGAAAACTTATTTTTTGCCTGAAAAACTATTTAGACCATCTTTGGCATGGTGGTTGCTTGTGGTTTCAAGACCAATTTCCTGATGTCAAGAAAAAGGTGCAAAGCTGCATGGTTTTTGCCTTGAAAAAAAACTTTCACTTTTTGAAAAAAATATCACAAAGTGTGTTGACAAGTCCCACAGTTTGTGGTATTCTATAATAGAACAAATGGCATGGAGGTGAATCATGGAAAGCACTCAGAAACGAATCGAAGTCAAGTTGACAAGCCTAAAATGGATTGGAATCCTTGACGCGCAATTTGGGGGTCACTGTCTTTTTTACGGAGATGCGAAACGTCTTGGCG